GTTGCGCCCAGTATCCAGGCTGCAGAGCAGCCGCCTGCGTCTCCAGGTAGGTCAGCGCAGGTGAGGACGACACCGCCGGTCGCTGCCAGCGGCGTTTCCCCGACAGCGCGGCGAAGACGGCCATGCGGCTTACGGCGTCGCCGTCCCCTGGAACACCGGCTGCGTGCCCGACGCAACGCCGTTGATGTTGATCTGGATTCCAGGGACGAGCGACACCGAACTGCCGAGGTCGAGGAACCCGAACACGCGTTTCCCGGCGTCGGTGTTGTCGTAGAAAACGACCCAGCGCGCGTTGGTCGGGTTGCTGGCATTCGCGGCCACGCTGATCGGGCTGGTGCAGTTCAGGCTCGTGACGTTCGCCGCGAGCGAGCTGGTCGTGCCGCTCAGGGTGACGCCACCGGCCGCGTAGTTGCCGCCCGGCGTCACCTCGTTGGTCGAGTAGTTCTGCGATCCGCCTGCTCCCCACCGCGGATCGCTGTCGTTGACCGCCGGCGTCGTCGTCGAGGTGATGAACCCCGCCTTGATCGTGTTCGTCGCCCACAGGGACGCGAGCGATGTCAGCGTCATGTTGCTGACGAACTTGGCTTGGATCTTGATGTCGCCTGCTGCCATGGGATGCTCCGATGCGTCAGCCGACGCGATACCAGGTGGTGTTGACCGCGTCGTAGCGCAGCCGGAAGAAGCCGCCCGCGGCGATCGTCGTCGGGGCCGCGCCGGTGCTGGCGCCGTTGCCACTGACGGTCAGCGTGGTGACGGCCTGCGTGAAGTGGACGAGCACCTCCTGCCCGTCGACCGACGCCGACTGCGCCGGCATCGTGATCTGCCCGGCCGCCAGCGCGCCGGAAGGGCGCACGAGCAGGAAGACGCTGCCGCCGGCGACGAACGGTGTCACTTGGAGCACGAAGCCCGACAGGTTCGGCGCCTCGTACTGGGTGATCATGTCGTCGGCCGATGTCAGTTCGGCCTGCAGCCACTCGAGCAGCGTCGTCAGCGTGGCCTTCGCGTCGGCGCCGAGCCCGGACGAGTAGAGCGCGATCTTGTCGGCCGCCGAAAGTTCGGTGGTCGCCTGGAGTCGGTCGATTGCCACGGGTCACGCTCCGTTGAAGTTCAGCCCGCCGTCCGCGCCGATCTGCAGCGGCTCGGTGTCGGGCGTGGTGAGGAATGGTCGCGTGTTGATGCCGCGCAGCCGGCTGCCAGCCCCGGCTGGAGTGCCCTCGCGGAACTGCTGCTCCTGCATGGCGTCGCGCGCCAGGGTGGACAACAGCGCGTCATAGGCGGCCTTCGCGGTCGTGCGCAGCGTGTCGGCCGGGCGCTTGCCCTTGCCGGCGGCGATGCGCACCGCCAGCGCGGAATAGACCGCCTCGTTCGCGTACTGTGGGATCCCCGAGTCCTGGTCGAGGTCGGAGGCGTCCTGGCTGGCCGCCGCGGTGTAGCCGATGGCGATCCCCTGCGCGGTCCAGGTGCCGAGCATGGAATCCATCCGCCGCAGCCCGGCCTCGAACTCGTCGGCCGTCAGATCGAAGTCGAACCCCGCGAGAGCCAGTTCGGCGTAGGCCTCGGCGACAAGTTGACGCTTGGTCCAGGCCATGCCCTACCCCTGCGCGGCCGCGATGGCTTCGGCCAGGCGCTTGTCGCCCCACCGACCGTCGAACTTGATGCCCAGCGCCGCGGCCTTGGCAGCCAGCGCTTCCCGCGTGACCGGCTCGTCTTCGACGTCAGGCGCCGGCGGCTGCTGCGCGGCCTCGTGCGCCGCCTTCGCCGCGTACTGGTCGAGGTGCCAGCCGCCGGCCAGCGCCTCGTCGAGTTCCGCCTGGTCCTTGACGATCAGCCAGTCGTAGACGCCGCTCTCCAGCACGCACATCGTGCCGGCGCGGTAGAGCATGCGGGGGAGTTCGAGGCTCACAGCGTGCATCCTTCGTGCGGAGTCGCACCGTTGGCATACGTCCAGATGATCCTGTGGACCATCCTGCTTTTGCCATCTACGCGAACTTGCAGGTAGCCGCCCGTCGACGGAGTCCCGGCGACAGAACCTGCGGGAATGCGCCCCCACCTCCCGGTGCGATTGCGCCAGCGCAGTACACCGGTTTCAGGTTCGTATGTGAACAGCGCTCGCACGATTTCGACGGCTAGATCCGCGTCCATGTGTGCCTCATCAGCAGCCATCAGCAAAGGTCGCGTCGGCAGGGGGTGATGGGACCCTCTTCGCCTGCCGGCTAGCCGACGCGATCTAGTCGGCCGACTACGTTTGATTGGCGAGAATGATCCCGCACTTCTCCGGGTCCAGCACCGTCGCGGCGTATAGGGTCGTGTTCCGCACGAACAGCTTGCCGGTCTGTGCGTTCATCTGCGCCACCATGACCAGCGGCACGCCGTTCTTGGTCGTCGCGGTCATGACCTGCGCGCCGGTGCCCTGCGGGAACTCGAGGCGGCCGTAGTCGAGCGTCACGGCCCCCTGCGCCCAGAAGGCGTTGACCGGCTTCGTGGCGTTGTTCAGGAACGTGATCGCGGCGCCGGCAGCGGCCTGCGCGGTGACGTTCTGGTACGGGCCGCTGATGACGATCTTCGGCGTGATCACCAGGTTGGCCGTGCCCTGACCGCTGATGATGCGGAAGGTCATCGGCTGGCCGGTGTCGCTCTTGTCGATCATGTGCACGGCGTTGACGCCGGCGATCGTGAAGGCCGCGCCCTGCACCGTGTTCGCGATGTTCGCGCCGGCCACGACCAGCGCGCCCTGCCGGTTGTCGGTTGGGACGTTGCCGGTCATCGCCGTGACGGTGTGCGAGGTGTTCGCGTTCACGGTCGTGCCGGTGACGGTGCCGTTCGTGGTCTGGTTCGCCACGTTGTCGGTGCGGAAGGTCGCGAAGGACGCGATGTCCGGCACCTTGGACCGCTCGTAGGCGTCCTTCGACCGATCGCCGAGGTATGCGCGGTTGCCCAGATCCTTCGCGATCGCCGAGTAGTCGAACGGGTTCAGGAACATCTTGCGGTTGGCCGACGTGATGCCGCGCGACAGCATCAGGGCCTCGGCCGTGGCGCCGTCGTCCCAGGTCAGCGCGCCGACCTTCTTGACGACGATGGCCGCCTGGGCCGCGACTGCGGCGTACAGGTTCTTGTCGACCTCGGCGGCCAGGCGGACCGCCGAGGCGTCACCCATCTTGCGCATGTGGACGGGGTCACGCAGTTCCTTGGCATCCAGCTCGTACACGACGTTGTCGGGCGAGCGGAAGACGGTCGGGACGAAGCGCTCGATCACGTCGGTGCGCGCCGCGGCGGACACGTCCAGGCCGGTGACCACGGCGGCGTGGTAGTTCTGCTTCTTGTAGAAGGTGTCGCCGGCCCGCTGCATCGCGGTCGGGTCTGGGTAGGAGGTTTCCGCCTCCATCGAGATGACGCAGTTCGCGTCGAAGCCCTCGACGAAGCGCTCGAACATCAGCTCGAGATGGAATGCAAGTGCGTTGGCCATGGCTCAAGTCCTTTGGATGGGTTGGAAAACGTCTGTCTGTCGCGTTCTCATCCACTTGAAGGCCGGATGGCTGCCGATGCGAGAAACGGCCGGGCGCTATGCCCGCTGCTTCTCCCTCGCCTGCGCTTTCGCGCGCAGGTACTCGGTGTAATCGCCGGACTCCTGCGCTTTCTTCTGCAGTTCGTCCAGTCGCTTGCTCGAGATGGCGACGGCGCCGACGGTGGCGCCGCTGCCGCGTACGGTGCGCTCCGGGAGCGGGGCGGTCTTGCGGGGCGTAACTTTCAACTGGTCCTCCATCTTCGCGACTGCAAAAGCGAACTTCACCGGGTCGCCCAGCGCGGCCAGTTCCTTGAGCCGCTTCGGGTTCTTCCCGAGCGCGTAGATCAGCAACTCGGGCCGCTCCGCGCCGGTCAGGATCACGCCCTGCTGTGTGACGCTGAGGACCGCCTGCGCTTCCGCCTCGGCGTCCTCGTAGTCCTTCACCTTCAGCGCGGCCTTCGCCTTGCCGTAGGCGTCCAGCCGGGCCTGCCATGCAGCCTTCGCCGCGCGGTCGGCCTCTTC